CTTCAAGTTGGCATTGGCAGTCAATTTTGCAAGTCTGTCAAGGTCTTTTAAGTGGCCAGCAACAACGCTTGTCTGCTTTTCAAGGGCAACAGTGTTTTCGTTTAGGCCCTCTGTCATTTTGTTCATTGCAATAAAGGCAAGGCCTGCTGCTGTTGTAAAGGCTGCAATTCCTGCGGCTGCTGCTATTGCTGAGGCTCCGCCTGTTGCGAAAGCGGTGGCCGTGCCTGCGGCCGTGCCTGCGACCGCCTGCTTTGTGAATGCTCCTGTTAGCAGAGTAATTATGCCGATGAGAGCTTTGACCCCGTTATAGACAGCATTTCCAACAAAGATGCCGACAAGTAAAGCGCCAAAGGCTTTGAAAGTTGTGAGGTTATCCGAGATGGTCTTGAACATTGAAGCAAGACCTTTGGCGGCATTGATTGAGAACTGTGCTACATCGCGCAAGGTATCTGCAATCTGATCCTTGTTGTCAGCAATGAATTGCTCAAAGACAGGTAGAACATCTGCGCGGAAAACTTCGGCGAGTTCTTGTAAAACAGGGATTAAGGCATAACCCAAAGTGTCAAGGGTTTGGTCAAATTGTAAGCGAAGGCGCTCAATTTGAAATTCAAAAGTTTCTGCTCGATTTAGAGCTTGCCCGCCGAAGGTTGTAGAAAGAACTGATAAAGCGCCATTTAAGTCTTTATTCTTGACAATGGCTTCGTCAAGTGGAATGCCTAATCTTTTTAAGGCGCCGATATTTCCGCCAATGGCACGAACAATGCCATCGGTCACTGCAATAAGTGATTTCCCTGTGCCTGCGCTAACATCAAGGGCAAGTGCTTGCAAAGCCTGAGCCTGCTCGATGTCGCCTGTGGCTTGGGTCAACTTCTGAAGGCTTGGAATCAGCTCATTGTTGTTGATACCAACTTGCAATTCTAAAGCATCAAGATAAGTGACAGTTGAAGCAATTTGAGCATCGGTTGCGCCAACAGTATTTCGCAAAGCGGTCGCAAGTGAAATTTGCGCCTTTTGGTCTTCCATCGCGCCTTGGACTGCATCCTTGCCAAGTTTAACTGCCAATGCGCCTGTGGCGAGCGTAGCAAGGCCAATGGCCTTGGCAATCTTCTTGCCGGCATCAATAAAATTCTTTTCAAGTTTGTTCAGGTCTTTGAGAGCTTGCTTTGAACCTTTGTCATTATAGACAGTGACAATGCGTTCAATAATTGCCATTGTCTAACCTTCTCTCTGATTCAAATTTGCATCCATCCGTGCCTGTGCTTTGTTTTCAGCATCTTTAATTGCTTCAAAGATAGCACGCTGTGCGCTCTTCTTGTTGTCATCAACCGCTCTGATAAGAGCGCGACCTTTATCTTGACCCAAACCTTTAGCGGTTGGCAAGACTCCATAATACTTTTCAACTGCTTGGATAAAGTCTTGAGAGGCAGTTGGATTTGTGGATCGGGAAGCGCGGGTTCTTGCTCTACTTGCTTTGCTTCCACGACCGGCAGTTTCAAAGATAGCGCCTGCGGCATCGCGCTGAATTACACCATAAGAATTGCGGAAGCCTGTGGCGCTGGATTTAGAACTTGGTGATGTTGATTTGATTCCTGCTTTAGCTTTGGCAGCATCGAAGCGCACAAAACTTCCTCGACCTTGACCCTGTTGTAATGGGCCAATTAAGCCTGCATTTTTGTTCTCACGCGCCCATCCTGAAGGATGAATGTCAAAAGGTATATGTTCGCGGGCTTGTGTGACAACCTTGCTCAAGACACCTTTGACTTCTTTATCTAATTGTTTCTTGAGGTCAGGCGCGAAACGCTCAATGGCTGAGATAGTAGAACTCAGACCTTGAATTGAGATTCGATAATTTGGTGAATCCATTATTTGTTTCGCGCCTTTGCTCGTTCTTTCACATAAACGAAAATTGCTTCCAACACTCCGTCAGGGGCATCAAGTAATGCCACCGGCGAAATTCCAGACTCCACAGAGAGAGCTGCTATTTGATAGGTCAGGCTATCTCTGTGGATTCGGAAGAAGGGTCTGTCACCAAGGTCACTTCTTCAAGAGTGTCTAAGAAGTCAGGGCCAAAAGGTTTAACAACGCGACCATTGTGCTTCATCGCTGACCAAGCCAGGAAGTAGATATGCTCTAATTTCTGCTCTTCGGCAATAAGTTTTGCTAAGCCCTTTTGATACTTCTGCTCAAACTCCACAATCACTCTTGGTCGAAGCGAATAAGTCGCATCGGTTCCATCGGTAGTGCGAACACGGATTTTTAAGCCATCCATTTGTTTCCCCCTAATTGATTTAAGATGTTGATTTTGTGATTGCGCCCGAAATAGGCCAAGTCACACTCGCAGTTGCTAATTCTCCAACAGCACCATTAAGAGGTGTCCATTCAGAGATTAGAACTGAGAAGTTGTATTTTGGATTTGTTGCGCTAACTGTTGTGTTGACAGGTCTGACCTCACAAGCGACTGCGGTTCCAAGCAACGGATAAATCGTTGATTCAACCGAGCCTGAAGCGTAGTCCTGGTGGAACTCGAAACTTACAGAGTTATCTGCAAGTCCGGCCACTCTCTTTTTTGCCGTGTCACCAAACGCCGTTGTTTCAACGATGTCAAAGGTGGTGTTCAGTGACACGCTCGCAATATGATCCGACAAGTCGGTGGATGCGAAAGTCACATAGGCATTAGTGAGAACAAGTCGTGCCATATTATGCAGTTGTCTTTACGATTGCGCCGCTAACTGGCCAAGTGACAGATGCAGTTGCAAGTTCTCCAACTGCTCCGTTAAGTGGTGTCCACTCTGAAACAAGTGCGCTTGCTGTGTAGAGAGGATTGCTTGCGCTTGTTGCGGTATTTACAGGCTTGACAGTGACAGTGGTCACTGTTCCGAGTAGTGGATAAATTGTTGCTTCAACTTCTCCTGAAGCATAGTCTTGGTGAAATTCAAGACTGATTGAATTGTCTGCAAGACCGCCGATGCGTGTGCGAGCTGCGGTGCTTGAAAATGCTGTTGTTTCAACTACATCGATGGATGAGTTAAGTGTCACTGATGCCACATAATCAGACAAATCAACTGCGTTGACTGTGACTAGGGCATTTGTAAGAACGATGCGTGCCATTAGTTTTTGGCTCCTTCTGATAGTGCTGGTTTGATGGTTGGTTGACTTGCTTGACTTGCTTGAATGTGGCCGCTTGCAATGAGAGCATCAATGTTTGCGCCTGCATTTTCTAGCTCTTTCAAGGTAAGAATCTCACCTTGTTTTTTTCCACAGACCTCGCGGCCTGAGATGACCTTGTAAGCCATTAGGTTCTCCTATCCCCAAATCGTGAGTCTGTATCGGTATGAGAGAAATGTGACTCCTTGTGAGTCATAGGTGCCTGCTTCGGCTCCTGTGACACGCAGAGTGTTCACTGCTCCCGACAAAGTGCGATCACTTTCTAGCGCGGTCTTGATAGAGCCAGTGCCACTTCCTGCAAGGAAGGCATCCAACTTGTCTTGTCCTGAGCGTTCTGAAAAGCGTTGCACAATCACAAGAACATCGACTTGCGCTTGGTCTAAGCCACGAGCGTTGTCGATGTCGAATGTGAAATCTAGTTGGCCTACAACTGCGGCAGGCGGTGTCACTGTGTCAGGGATTAAGTCATAGACTCTGAGTCCTGAAATAGTTTGAAGATTAGTTTTAAGACCATCACGAACTTGGCTTGGATTCATACTGCCAAACCATTGTTTCTTTTAATTGGTCGAAGTAGAGCCTCGACATCAGGGTCAAGACGGGATGAAAGTCTTACAGTGCCAAGTTCAGGAGTTCCTGCGATTCCAAATGGCGACTGCTTACGAATGAAAAGCCGAGAGCTTTGAATTAAACAAGCCTGATTAACTTCTGAAGGAACCGCAGACCAACCCCAAACGCCTGTCACTCGACAGGATTGAGGCAGATAGTAAGGCCAAACATAACGACCTGTTGCCAAGATTCTTGTGTAAGGCCAACCGCGCCGAGGGTTATTGATAGGCTCAACCATAAAGTCAGAAGTCGCCCAAACAGTTGACCAAGTTTGATTGAAGTTGTCATCGGTTGCGATTTCGGATATTGACACGAAATCATCTACTGCAAGGCTCCAAGGATCAAGGGCTGTGTAATATCTAACAACAGGTGTTCCGACAGTTCCATTTGCATAGAAGAAGCGACCTGTAAAGTCATCAATCATTCTGCTTGTGGCAGTTATTGAAAGTTCAAGCAAAGCATCATCGCTTGTGTCAGTTATTGTCAGCGATGACTTTAGTTCCGCGAGAGTCGCGTAGCCGTTGGTGATTGCCACTAGATTTCCTCTTCTTTGGTGTTGTTTGAATTGCTCGTTCTAACTTAGGCAGAGCTAGTGCCGTTTCTTTGCGCTTTAATCTCGCCATAATTCGTGGTGTTCTTCCTTGAGCCAATAAGACTTGGAGTGTGGCAAAATCGCTCCGGTGTTCACATAGATTGGAAAACCTAGCGATTTGATTCGGCGGCAGAAGAGCAAGTCTTCGCCAATCCATTCGCCCTTAACAGGGCCATCCCAAAACCAACACCAATCCTTGCCTTGATTTGGGTCTGCTGCTTCGCGCATTGCTTCAAGAACGCTCCTGTGAACCATCAAGCAACCTGTGCCTGCGGCATCGATTTCAAAAACTGCGTTCTTGTCGTATTTGTAAAGCGGTAAAAATCCATTAGGTGAATCTTGAAATATCGCTGGCACCGGTTTCGGATAAGGCTTGCCTACCACGCCGAAGCCTGCGAAAACTAGACCTGCAACAACAGGTCGTTCTTTATCGTGTGCAGTTTCGCACAACTTGTCAAAAGTTAAGACATCAAGCTGCTCATCTGAGTCAATCATCAGAAGCCAATCTGAATCAGTTGAGTCTAAGAAATGCTTGACAACGCGATTTCTTTGTTTAGAAAGTAAGCCTGATCCTTTGATTCGAACAAAGGGGCCAAGTTTATTTGCGCGTGCTGATGCTAATTGAATGAGATGGAAGGCGAATCCGCCATTGACCATTCCAGGGTCGCAAGACCCGATTGAAACTTTGTGACCTGTTTTCATTGATTCCCCCGAATCGTTTAGAAGTGTAAGAGCGCCCAAGTCGGGGGGCCTTGAACGCTCTTACACAATTTAGTTTTCTTCTAGTGACTAGAAGGTTGGTGCTGCCAAGCCTGTTCCCGAAATAATCGAGTTCGCTAGTGGATAACGACCTGCGGTGAACGCGGCATATCCATAAACAACAGTCTTGATTGTTAGGTTTCCTGCACCAGTCGCATCGTAGCGAAGGGTGAATGGTGAACCTGATTGTTCCCACAGATGGCACTCAGGAGCAGTCACAACATAGATTTCATCTTGGTTTGTGGTTGTTCCATAAGTTGTTCCAATGTTTGCATCTGTGATGATAGGTAGGCCCATCATCTGATAGCCAGAGTTGCCATAAGCAACTGAACCTGAGCCTGAAGAAACTGCATTCATTGGGCCGCTTGCGGCTGGAACCACAAGTGGGCGGTTTGTTGTGTCAACCGCAGCAAGTAGGAATGCTAGGCGGCGAGGGTGCATTACGAAGTGAGTTGGATTCACAAATGCATTGGTCTGAATCTGTTGGATCGCATCAGCGAGCTTTGGATATAGCAATGCAACTGTTGGAGCAGTTGATGTGAAGGTGACTGCGTTTCCACCGGCGGAGCGAAGTCCAACGATGGTTCCTGCGGTTCCTGCACCATTTAGAATCTGTGAATCTAGTGTGGTGTGCCAAGAACGGATAAGGTCTTGAGCAACGAATTGGTCAATTCCTGTTCCGCGCTCAATCGCCTGGCGCGATAGGTCTTGCTGGCCGGCAATTGTGCGGACATTGATTGTCAATAGTGTGTCATCGACATCGGTTTCGCTAACTGCATCGTTCTGTGTGACCTGAACAGCAGTGCTTGATCCTGTGGTCATTCTTGAGATATTCAAGGTCATTCCAGCAGGTGGAAGTGTGTGCTTGAATGTGGAGAAGTCTGCGAACGGGCGACCTGCGCGAGCAAGTGGCGCTGCAAACTCTGTGAGGTATTGAGGAATTACTAGACCCTCAAACTGTGCAGTTCCGACATCGCGGCGCTCGATTTCCTCTTCGCGCTGATGGCGTGCAAGTCTTTCCTGAGCTGAATAGTCAGACTTGAACTGAGCGTTGTAAGCATCCTTGAAGAAGGATGAATCAGACTCAGGTGAATAAGTGCGTGATTCTTTTGTGACTTTGAAACCGCCGACCTTTGGGGTTGCGATTTCTGCTACTGCGGAACGAGCTTCTGCGGCCTTTGCATCGGCTG